GTGGTTGTTCCACAAAAAAAGGATCCATATGAAAAATTAAAGTTTTGGAATGTGGATCTTAAAGAACATTTTTCATCTGATTTAGATCAGTTTCCTTTAGGACGTAAGTTTTTATTACAGGCTGGGTTACGACCTAAACNNNCCATAGGCCCTAGGAAACGTGTTGCTTCTACTTCTACTGCTACTAGGCCCTCCAAACGGAAACGTACTGCTAAATAATGTGTTGTGTATAATTGTGTTGTTTGTTTTGTTATATGTGTGTTCCTTATATGTTGTGTGCATGTTTGTATGGTTATGTGTATGTTTGTATCATGTGTAAGTAATGTGTGTATTGTATGTGTTTAATAAAGTATGTGTGTTAGTTTCGTGTGTGGTTGCACCCAAATGAGTAAGAGACTGTCCCTTTATTATCCCTTGTATCCTGTGTATCCTGTGTGCCCTTTGTTCCTACTTTATATAGGGTGTGTTATATGTTATACATTATTTATAATACACTTTGTAGCGTCCATTTTATCCATTTGTATCCTACAAGCCTCCATTTTACTATGCAACCGATATCGGTTGCCTTTGACACACCTAACATTATACATTCTTATTGTTACATTATTTAAAGTTAAATCCTTTTTGGCTCTGTTTAAGGCGCCAGTGAGCCAGTGGCGCACCTTATATTACTCATCATCCTGTCCAGGTGCACTGCAACAATGGTTTGCAAAACCTTGTTTTACCCTTACATAATAAAACTGCTTTTAGGCACATATTTTCACTGTTTTTACTTGCTTTAATTACACTATTGGCCTGTACAACTACTTTTAGATTCAAGAATGTGTCTTGTAGGTTATATAC